GCGGCGTCTCGGAGTCGAACAGTCCTTTGTCGTTCGATCCGTGCCAGTAGCGCTTCTGCATGGTGGCGTAGATGAACAGCTGCACGGCGTATTCGATGTGATGCAGGCCACCGGTCTTGATGTCGGCTACGAAGATGTCGGTGCCGTCGGTCAGCAGCAGATCGATCGACCCGGCGTACTTGGTGTCGTGGTTCACGAGGAACGCTTCGCACCATCCGGGGACGATCGTCAGGCCGTTGTCGTCGATGGCCTTGTACAGCGAGAGCATCGGGGCACGGTGCTCGTCGTCGAAGATCGGCCGGCCGTTCTGGTCATGTTCGAAGTCGTTGTGAAACGCGGTGCCCCGGATGGCTTTGGCCGATCCACCGGCGAGACGTTCGGCCTTGCGAATCAGGGCATTCTTCGCCTGGTTGGTTTCGGCGGCGATGAACTGGGCAAGCAGCTCGGGGTTCTCGGCAAACCCTTGGGCGGCGTTGCGTTTCTGCCAGTCGACAATGAACGATGCGTCGGTGATCGCACGGCCGGCAGACGAGGGGCGCTCGTAGGCGACGCGCTCGAAGGTGCCCGGGGCTTTGATGAGTGGCCGGCCGAGGTGATCGCGGGGGATCTCGACTTCGATCAGGTCGGTACTCATCGGCCGGCCAGTCGCTTGACTCGGCGGCCGACGTTGTATCGGGTGTAGGCGGCGTTGCAGTCTTCGCAGCGGCAGCCCCGGTCGTAGGCGAGGCGGCTGCCACAGGCTGAGGGAATGCGCATCTCGCGGCGGCGCTTCTCGGACATGCCGCCCCACACACCGAAGCGTTCTTCGGTCTCGAGGGCCGATGCCAGGCACTGCTCGGTGACCGGGCATGTGTTGCATATCGCAATCGCAGCGTGCGCCATTTGGGCGTTGCCACGCTCGGGGAACATCTTGTGCCCGAGGCCCTTGCAGGCGGCGAGGTCGTACCAGCCGCTCACCAGACACCCTCTGTGGCTCGGAGGCGCTGGTTCTCGGCGGTGAGTGATTCGACGACGAGGCGCAGTCGGTCACGGTCGCAGAACACGCCGTCGACATGGTCGGCGATGGCCAGGAGTAGCTCACGGTCGGGCTGCTCGGCCAGTGCCTGGGTGCGGATCTTTTCGGACAGGTAATCGCTGCTCATTTTTGGTTCTCCATCAGAGTCACGAAGTCGGCGCCGAGCATGGTGACGAACCACTCGGCCGGATTGGTCTTGCCTCGGCGCTTGTGCCACACGACGCCGAAGATGCGGCCGGCGTGGATCTTCTGTTCCTGCGCTCGATCAAGCCATGCGGGCTGGAAGGCGGCGTGGTCTTTCACGTCGATGCTCGGCCAGCGTGGATCGGACACGAACAGGTCGGCCTCGTCGAGCGTCGCCCCGGCCGGAATGCGTTGGCAGCGAACACCGCACGCAATGAGGAAGTCACGCACAAGGCGTTCGGCCTTCGAGCCCTTCGCCTTGTTCGGGTTCGTCACAATGCGGCCGAACTGATGAGCAAGGTGAAGATGACGACGGCCATAACGCATGCCGTTATGGCTGCGATGGCGAACAGGTCGCCTTTCACTTGGTCGCTGTCGGGTAGATGGCGACAAGGGTGACGGTGGCGAGTCCGGCGAACACTGCACAGAGAGCCGATGCGCCGAGGTCGAGGGTGGCGACGATCTCGATGAGTGCGCCGATGGCGAAGAATGCGACGACGAGCAGTGCGCCGACGACGAGCTGGCCGGCGGCGGTCACGCTGCACCGTCCGGCACATAGGTCGACGAAGGGTGCTGGAGTCGGGCGCTGATCTGCGCCCACTGCTCCGGGGTCACACGGGTCGTCGTGTTCTCGGTCTGCTTGTGGGTGGTGCGCCGGCAGTCGTGGGCCGGCAGCGAGTCGGCGTTCTTGAAACACCGGGAGCAGTAGAAGCAGTGGACGCTCATGCCGCACGCCCCGGCTTCGTGGTCTTGCGCACGATCCACTTGTCGATTGCCCAGATGTCGAAGCGCAGCCGGCCGTCGATGCGTGTGACCGGTATGCGGTCCTTGATCACAAGCGAGCGGATAGTGACTGGGTCGAGCCCGAGGTATTCAGCTACGCCGGCGAGGTCTAGAAGTCGGCCGGTTCGCTCAGTTGTGGTTTCGTGTGCCTGCATGGTGCAGGACGGTATCGGACTAAATAAGTCCGGTCAAGACTCTTTTTGTCTCTTTACTAAATACGGGTGATCTGCTTATGATCCACGCAGGCGTAGAGTAAGTGTGTTATGAGCGGGAAAAACTCCACAACCGAGCAGCGAATAGCCTTTGGTGCAGCCGTATCTGGCGCGCTCACCGATGCGGACTTGCGCGTCTCGGCCTTGTTCCCGATTGCCGGATCCGACAAGACCGAGTCGGCCCGACGGGCTGCGAACTCCTGGCTGTCGGGCCAACGTGAACCCTCGAGGCCGCAGGTCTTGGCCATCGAAGAGCTTGTCGGTGTTCAACCAGGGGAGCTTTCACGCCACCTGGGCTGGTTGCCCGTCGGCGCCCCGGCCATTGCCGATACCGAGCTGGCTATCCTCGCCGATCCCGGGCTCAAGCCGATCGAGGCCAAAGCCGTCATCGCCGTCTTGCGCTCGTTCAAAGTCCAGTAGCTCAGCCCGAAGCACTCGCCAGACATGGCGTGCTAGAGCCGGATTTGTCGCTGCCCCAACGCGCGCCACCGCATGATGCGACTTCGTGCCTAACCCGCCACTGCTGAACATGTGTTCGACCCTACCGGCCGGCCGTGACAGCGGACCCGATTGGATGACACCGCCGGTGCCATCGGTCACACGGTAGCAGTTTGGTTGCAGGAACGATAGGGGGGCGATAGATACGTAGGAACGTACCGTCGGCGGATGGGTGCGGGTGACGTGGCGGCGTCTGAGCCAATGATTGAAAGAGCACTCGAAGCCCAAAGGGATCTTCAGAATCTAATGACTGCGGTAGCTGTTGCTTCAGACGCGCGCAGGCAGGCCGTGGTGGCTCTACGACGCGCCGGATGGACGCATGCCCGCATCGGCAAGCTTCTCGGTCTAACGCCCGGCAGGATCGCCAACATCGTCAACGACCGCTGATGGTCTGAGTCCATCCATGGCGGCGGCGGCGGCGTCATCGAGGCCCGGCATGAGGTGCCCATAGGTGTTCATCGTGAGCACGATGGACGAATGGCCGAGGCGCTGCTGGATCACCTTCGGGGCAACACCGGCAGCGATGCAGATAGCGACCGAGGTGTGCCGGAGGGAATGGAACTTCGGGTAGCCGACGATCGTGGTGGGCCGATCGGTGTGGGTCTTCAGTTCTGCGAGGCCGGCTTTGTAGCAGGCCGGCGCCCACACGTTTCCTCGGAAGCTTGCCCCGATCGGGTTGCCGTACTGGTTGATGAACACCAGGTCATCCGGTCCCGGTCCGGTGTACTTGTCCATGTGCTGGCGCAGTTCCTCGGCGATCGAAGCGGGCAGGACAATCGTGCGCCTGCTGCCCGAGGTCTTGGTTGCTTCGCGTGACCAGCCAGTAGCGCGCATCTTGAGTTGTTCGTTGATGGTGATGGCGTTGCCGTTGACCCATGCTCGACGAAGCCCGGTCAGCTCGGCGAGTCGGGCACCTGAGTACGCGGCGACGAGAACGAAGGCGCGGTAGCGGTCTCCGATGTTGTCGGCGATTGCTTCGACCTGCTGGACGGTCAGGTATTCCTTCTCGACGAAAGGGACGCGCGGCGCATTGACGCCGTCGAACGGATTGGTGGCGAGGTAGCGGGCGCGGATCGCCCAGACGACCATGACGCGCAAGCTGCGGTAGTTCGCTTTGACGGTCGAGGGTGCGAGGCGGGTGAGCTGCTCGGCAAGCCAACTCTGGATCATGGCCGAGGTGAGCTTCGAGATCGGGAGGTCACCGAACGCCGGGTAGGCGTAGCGCGTGAGGTCTCGGGTGTAGCCCTCGATGGTGCCCGGGGAGAGATGGATGCAGGAGGCGAGGAACCTGGCGCCGACCTCGGCCACGGTGATGGCGCCGGCCGATGGCATAAGTCCTCCCTGCCCTGAGCCGTCGGTAGCGGCTCGCAAAAAGGCATCGGCGTCGCTCTTCTTGGCGAACACTTTGGCGCGCTGCTTGCCTGCCTCGTCTCGCCAGCGTGCTTGCCATTGTTTCGTGCCGTACTTCTTGACCGCCATAGGTGCCCTCGCTTTGCACTCAGTTTGCACATGAGGTCGCACAAACCGGCACAAGTGGACACTATCGGCCACAACAGCAGACCGTCAGAATGAGGGCAAAAAGCAAGCAGGACCAGCACTTATGCTGGTCCTGCTCCCGGAGGCGGCGCCCAGAGTCGAACTGGGGTACGCGCCTTTGCAGGGCATGGCGGCTTTGTGCCATAATCCCAGCTCAGAGCGGGTGAATGTCTAGGGTGATGCACTTATTTTGCACACGATTCTGCTGCCGAGGTGGATCTGGCCGCAAGATCCACCGCAGTAGTTCGAGGATTTCGGGGTCCTCAATTGTCGGTGGTTTGCCCTGAGAGACTCGGTGTTCATGTGTGCAAAGCCCGCCGAGAATGCGCTTGTCGTCGGGGCACACCTCGCATTTGTATTTCTTGGTCTTTCCCTTTGTCATGGCCCGGCCCTTCCTACCTAGAGGTCGGCTTGGTCGTTGACCGGGCGATCCACTTGTCGATTGCCCAGATGTCGAAGCGCAGCCGACCGTCGATGCGGGTAACTGGTATGCGGTTTTGCTCGGCGAGGTGGCGGGCTTGGCGTTCGGTGATTCCGAGGTAAGCAGCCACGCCCCTCAGATCCATCAGCCGTCCCTGCCGGACTTCTTCCATGGCCGGCAAGGTATCCCAGAAACGACAGACGCCCCCACCGCTCGAAGCAGTGGGGGCGTCGTTGGCCGGCTCGGTTGTGTTGGGGTGCGGTCGCATGCCATGAGGGCTGCGCGGTCACCTAGTCGACGAGGTGCAGGGGTCTCGTCGTCGTCGAGCCGGAGAGCTAGGTCACATGCTCGGAGGGATCAGCGGGGTCACCGGATCTGAGGAGACGATCGGGGCGACGAGCGACGGTGAGTCGGCCGGGCCTATTCCGAGCGAGGCGATCGACGTGAGGACGCTAAGTAGCGCTCCTGCTGCGGCGGCTCCGAGGGCCCGTTGCCAGTCGAGGGTAAACAGGTCGAGGCCTTGTGCGGCTCCGACGAAGAGGAGCAGCGATTGGGCTGCGGTCTTCGCTGCGCGTTCGATGATGGCTCGGATCAGATTGCGGTTCATCACATTCCCCATTCAGGGTGTTCGGTGGGTACTGCGGGCGGGTCGACGTACTCGAGGTCGTCGTCGTCCTGGTCGTCTTCGATGGTCGGGATCTCGATCACCTCGGGGCGGGTCTCGGTGATGGTCATTCGGGCACCTCGGGTTCGGCCACGAGGTCGGTGTCGATTGGTGTGAGGTTCCAGCCGATTTGCTCGTTGGTGTCTGTTCGCCAAACAGACCAGAGGTGGCCGCCGTCGGCGATGCCGACATAGTCGGTGCGGATAGGTACGGGGTCGCTCATGACAGTCTCGCAAAGGGGACGCCGCCGTTGTTGTTGACGGGCAGGGTCCCTGTCTGGAAGTCCGACAGGCCGTTCTGGACGCCACTAATTCGGGGACTTAGCGCAGTCAACACCTGCCCGCCAGTTCCGGGTTGACTCGTGCCAAAGACGCTGCCCGGGGTTGTCCCCACGAAGATAAATCCCACCCCATATCGGGTGCCTGCCACAAGGTCGAACGTGGCCGGGAAGCCGCCTGCGGTATCGAAGGACCGGGTGTATGCCGTTGCAGTTGAGTTGAACAAAGTGGTATCGGATGCGGTGCGAGCTACTAGTTCGGTCGGGTCGTAAAGTCCGAAACGAGCAAGAGTCAAACCGCTTGACGCAGTGGTACCGCTAATGAACGTGATTTCCGAAACAGTTATGTCATAGGGGGGGGTGAAGTAGACGACACGCGCTTGGCCGGTGACAAGCGTGATAGTCGAGACAACGATCGAACGCGAGAATACGTCAAGTGCCGTGGCGGACATTTGCAGATAGTCGCGCAAGCGGTCCACCGAATTGATAGAAGCCCATTGCGTGTCGTAATCGGTGGCTGAGTTCTTGACCAACGCCTGACCGATCGTTCCGCCCGCGGCGACACCGGCACCCTGTGCGCCCGTGTTGCCCTGTGCTCCCTGTGCACCGATGACACCTTGGAAACCTTGTGCACCGGTCGCACCTTGGTTGCCTTGGAATCCTTGGTTGCCCTGTGCTCCCTGTGCACCCTGAGCACCCTGAGCACCCTGAGCACCAGCCGCTCCCTGAGCACCACCGACACCCTGTGGGCCTTGGTTGCCCTGTGGGCCGGTGCTGCCCTGTGCACCCTGGGCGCCGATGACGCCCTGAGCGCCAGTAGCACCCTGTGCACCGGTGGCACCTTGGAATCCTTGGTTGCCCTGTGCACCGGTGGCACCCTGTGCACCGATGACGCCCTGTGAACCGATGACGCCCTGTGCACCTTGGACGCCGACGGCGCCCTGATTGCCAGTCGCACCAGTCGCACCCTGAGCGCCAGTAGCACCCCGTAAGCCTTGGTTGCCTTGCGGGCCAACAGGCCCCGAGACGCTCGAGCCGACGGCTGTGATGACGTTGCTCGGAGACTCGACCACGCGCACCGAGTCGACACCGACACGAACCACGACCGCATCGGAGGTGCGCAGGGTCACTGCGTCGTTCATCGCGTCACGCCCTGCTGGACAGTGACCGGGCCGGCGAGGAGCGTGGTGACCGTGGCGCCGTTGGTTTCGACGAGATCCCACACCGCGGCCTGCGGTGCGAGGGCTGCGGTGGTCGTGGCCGACAGTGTGGCCGACACGGTGCCGGCAGCGGCCGAGACGATCGAGCAAGCAAAGACAGCGACGGTCGTGGTGGCGTCGGCGGTCGTGCGGATCTGAGCCGCGTAGGTGCGCCCGGTGATATTGGTGGGCGTGCCGTCGGCGCCTTGCAGGGTGAGCGACACGGTCTCGGTCGAACCGATGCGAACATTCAACGAATACACAGCGGGCGTAGTCATTCGGGATCTGCTTTCCACCGGTAGGCGTTCGTGATGTGCACGCCGGCCCAGAGGACCGACAGAAGAAGGAAAGGGGTGCGAGACGTGGCGATCGAGTAAGCGACCCACGGAACCGAGACGCAGCCGAGGACAACTAGCCAGCCCCACCAGAGGCGACGTGCGCCGACCAGGTGACTCGTGGCAGCGAGGCCGGCGAGTTCGCAGACCAGCAGCGCCCAGCCCCACTGGGTGTCAGTCATCGTCGTCGTCGGGCTCGTCGTCGAGCTCGTCTTCGAGGGCCGGCGGCACGAAGGTCAGCACGCCATAGAGGCATTCGGCGTAGCCGGCCAAGTCGACGATGGTGTCCCTGAGCATCTCGGGTGGGAAGCCCTGCTCGATGCCGTTGCCGAGTCGGGAGAGCTTCACGCACAGCATGAACACGACACCTTCGGCGGCGGTCAGATCGGCGCCCTCGACTATTGAGTTGAACAGGTCGACCGTGCGCTGGTAGTCCACGGCCGGGTGGTCATAGAGGGCACCACGGTCGCCGTAGACCAGGGCATGAGCGTCGGCGGTAATCGAATCCCACTGTGCGACACCGGGTTCGATGGCGTTCTTCTTCTTGCCCACGGCGATCTCCTGCGATCAGTAGAGGTGCTGCATGAACTGGGCGAGGGTGCGGCCTTCGTAGCGGCGGCACAAGTAATCGAGGGACACGAACATCGGGTCGTAGCTGCCGTCGTGCACCTGGTGCTTGACGATCACGCCACGCCAGTGGGCGTTGCCCTGGTAGCCCTTGTAGTCCTCGTCGTGCAGGTAGCAGGCGCCGGCCACGAGGCCGTTCTGCTGCTGGCCGTTCGACAAGAAGCGCACCGTGTAGTCGAGGGTCTGTTGGTGGCCCATCGTGAAGCTGTGGCCGATGGTCTTCAGTCGGGTCGCAGCCGCACCGCCGAGAGGCTTGCCTGTCATCGGGTTAGAGAAGAAGTGGCAGTACCCAACGCCGTCGATGAACTTGGGGCGTAGGAACGGTTCGACCGTCCAGCCGTGCGAGGCGTAGTTCAGGTCGTCGGTGGAGATCAGCCCGGTCAGCTTGGCGTCGTCGTTCGTGGCTCGGTCGATGCGGTGCTCGTGATTGCCGAGAAGGATGACCCGCTCGGGCTTGTACTGCTTGCCCTTGATCGCCACCATGTGGGCGTTGTACTTGGCCATCGGCCGGCACAGGATGTCGAACGCAGCGTTGGCGGCCTCGATGTCAGCCGTGTAGCGCCGGCCCTCGAAAGCGCGAGTACCAGAATCCCAGCTCGACAAGCTCGGCATGTCCGCATGGTCTCCAAGATGGATGACGACGTCGGGCTGCTTGTCGACGATGTACTGGCCAATCCACTCAAGGTGAACAGTCGGCACGCCGGCCTTGGCCTGAGTGTCAGGGATCACCAGGTGCGTTCGTGCTTCGATCATTCGCCCGCCAATGCTCGAGGGATACGGACTACCAGCGACGCTCGCGCCGGTGCTTGACCTGCTCATGTCGTTGCTGGTTCTCGGCCAGTCGGTCGACCTTGTCGACCACCTTCTCGACGGTGCCTTCGATGCGGTCCAGCTTGTCGGCGTTGTATTGGTGCTCGTCGGTATTGAGCTTGCGGGTTTTGCGGGACTGCCAGACAACACCGAGGAGCGCGATTGTCGCGGGTAC